TTTCTGTAATTTTGCCATTCTACTCTAAAGGACGTGTCTAAGATTCCCTCATTTAGGGATTTAATTAGAAGGTTTAAACTGTTAATCGTGTATAACGTATTAGTTTCCTTCTTTCTATGTAAAAGTATCGTATTTGGAAGCACTCTTGTATTAGTACTTTGAACCTCAATATTATAGGTGCATAAAAACTCGTCAGAATCTTCAGATTCCAATACAAATATCTTATCGTACATGATAACATATTCGGATTTAATCGTATCTAAAACCTCTTCCAACTTACTTTTAGGAGAGAATGTGCAAAATAACTTATTCTTCAATTGATCTTGTGTTAACTGTATAAATTCCATAATAAATAGTTGGTTCTTAGTGTTAAAAGTTATAGTTATCGCCTTTTTTAGCTTTAACCTTATATCCGCCCTCTTCCAATATATCTTTAATGTGAGATAATGTACCTTTTCCGTCTGATACTGCATAGTCAATTAGTATTGAATCATATACAACTAAGAGGACTTTACTTTGCTTGTCTTTTAGGTAATCTTTTAGCTTATCTAGCTTTTTTACGTTATTTACCGTTTCTAGGCACTGAATATAGTAGTTAAATAGCTTTTGAGGATTAGCATTTTCTTGGATAAGTTTTCTACCGTTTGGTAACTCTAAAAAACCGTTACTTGTATAGGTAGTCCACATAGCTCTTACTGTATGATATACGTCTTCGAAGAATTCAATATACAAATACTCTTCTTCTACCCCGTTATACATCTGTCTAAAAGTAATTTTCTTAGCTTCTTGGTATTCTTCAGGTGTCAATTCCTCTTTATTAAAATACTGCTTACCTAAATACTCGTGAATTGATTGATTCTGTGGAATATCAGTATGCATTGCATCAGCAATTAATCTTATATGATATCCATCGAAGTCAAACTCTACAAAAGCGTCGTTTTGCGGTATAAAAGCCGTTCTAGAACCGTTTTCTTTATTAAAAGCAAGAAAATTTATACTATTAAATGCATTAGTCGGACGTGAAGTAATGTTATATAGGTTATAACTTGAATAAACCCTATTATCCTGTAGAGATCTCCCTTTCCAAGGAGTTTCAAAGTACTTATCAAAGAGCTTTTCATCTACTAAGATTCCCTGCTCTTCTACCCATTTATATACCTCCGTGTATTTGTCTTGCCATTCAGTATTTGACTCCTTTCCTACATAGTCTTTAACCATTTCAAACATACATTCACATCTTTCGTAGTGTTTTGAAATTGGAATGAGGGTATTTACTTGTGGAGAGTATTTAAGCTTTTCGTAAAAGTCTAAATGTACTGGTGTATAGCATTGAAAATCCTGTATCTTACCCTCTACGTCTAGAACAGTAAAGTATAGGTCGATTGAATTAGGTAAATCTAAGTAATAGGAATGCCACTTTTTATCTAAAATATAAACTTTAGGAATTTCCTTTAAAAAGTCCTCTATTTGAATGGTAGTAAGAGAGAAAGCTTCTGAATGATTGATTGGAATAATGTATCCTTTCTCAAAGTCATTATAGTATAAGACGCATGGTGTAGTTAAAGTTGGATGAGTATGTTCAGACATTGACATTAACTCAATAAAGCACTTTTCTGGTCTAGGCAACTGGGAAAGCTGCTCTACTGTCTCAATAATGAAATACATAACTTTTATTTACAGTAAATATACTATATACTACCCGAAGTAGCAACTGATGTGCTTGTTATTTTTGCAAATTTAGTATAATCTCCTCCAATATACTCTATAATACCTCTAAAACTTTTCTGCTTAGCTTCTGTTACACGTTTATTAGTGGTAAAGACTCCTCCTTGAATTTGGTATTGGGAAATTCTTGTATCATTCAATGGTCCAGTCAATTGCCATAGCATGCTAGTAGTTTCATACCCTAGTACGGTATCACTTACATTACCGTCTTGAATTTTAGTCCAATCAAGTTGTGATATTTCAATAATAAAACCAGGGCCGCTTACGTTCTTAGCGAAGTACCTTGTAAAGTATCCTCGTGTATAGTCTGAATCTAAGGGTATAGGGTAGTAAGGACTTAATGAAGTCAATTCAGCATTAGTATTAACTGTCTCTAAAGCCGATCTTTGAGTTTCAGTATAAGCAAAAATGCTCGTAGCATTAGCTCCTACTCCTCTACTTGCGTTAGACAACTGTGCTACTGGAGTTAATCTTAGATTCTGTCCGAGTACGGGATTAATACCGGTAAAACTAGTATCATTATAAGTAGTATAGTATCTTCCAGTATAAGGTTTTCCATCGGGAGTTACATATTCTCCTCCTCTTGTATACTTATTTGAAATTATTCTAGTTAATGGGAAATATTTTAATGGCATACTTTATAGATTTAACCCTACCGTTTTATAATATTCTCTCAAAGCAGGTAGAGCTGCAGGTGTTAACTCTGTCCACTGATTTGTTCTCCATAACTTATATTGTGTTACTGCGACACTTACTATGTTACTTACGTCATTTTGAGGCGGCCTGAGAACTACAAAGTAATCAGACTTACCTAACTTACCGCCAGTAAGTCCGATGCTCTTTATAGATACAGATTGGCTAACATTGCCTCCAATTCCTACAGCTACATTACCGCTTATACTACTTATAATATCTCCATGACTGTCTCCAGACCAAGTCTTAGTTCTAAAAGTGAGATTATTTGATGCTCTATTTGCTACTACTAAATCTCCTACCTGTAAAATAGTGTTAGCAGGATCTAAGACTTGGAATCCGTTATTGTTTAGTCTTAAAGCTTGAGCATAAAGAGCATGACTGGCATTGAAAGGGAAATTACTTACTCCTGCTGCTTTCATTACGTAGCTTATAAAGGCAGCGCTCCAAGGTTTGTTTATTATAAAGCTATTTACATTTCCAGTTGAGTTCCCACTAGTTGATGCCTGTATTACTTGCTTTTGTATATCTCCTACAAGAGCAGCGGCGGTTACTTGTTTAGTACTTTCTCTTAGCTTAATCATTTGACCTTTAATCTTAGTTAACCATTCATTACTTTGAATTGTATGCGTTAAACCGGTTACAATAAAGGCTATTTTCGCAAGACCGTCTTTTCCTCTTAGAGAAAGAGGTAACCTATCCTGTGGAATAGTAAAGGCATTACCCATTATAATACCGCTAATACCGTCTAAGGTCATTTCTAATTCAGCAGGAATAAAAGGTGCTGCTGATACAATCGGATCGCCAGATTTAACTTTAGACATTCTCTCGATATAGTAGTTCTTAGCAAGGCTAATTCTATCTGTATTTAACTTAAAGTTAGAATATATGTTTATAATGTGGTCATTAAACAATTCAGCTGCTTTTTGGTCATTCGACTCTGCATTACCTGATGAGTTTTTAGAATTAGTATTGTTACCAGACTCTCCGTTAGAAGCATCTTGTATATAGGGTTTATATCTATCTTGAAAGTTTTCATTTAAGTAGCTTAAGGAAGAATGATCAGTTGCATTTACAGATCCTGTATTTGCTTGTGCTGATATTGCTATCATACTTGCAAGCTTGGTAGTCATTACAGACCTTAACTGGAATTGTCTTGCTAAGCCTAAGTTACCTGCTACAGGTAGTTCCTGTGGATCTTTAGATATAGGTAGTAGACCTGCAATTTTTCTATCTTTACCTTCTCCTAACTTAGATTTATACTCCTGTGCATTTAACATAGAAGCTTCAGTTCCATTTAGACTAGGTACCCACTGATCATCTTGAATTTGAACTGTATTTGAATCGTCCCTATAAGCTGCTCTAAAAGCATTTGTATTACCTAAAGCTTTATTAATATCTGTTAGAATTTGCTGTAAAAAAGGTTCTAGCTTAACAGCATGTTCTGCATCTGATCCTGCAGAATTCTTTACAAGATTTAATAAGTAGTCTATGTTTAGTAAGATATCCATTACTCTACCCTGATATGCGTTTGTTTGTGTTTTATAAGGAAATCCTGCTTTATTTATTACTGTTGATACTCCGTTAAACTTGCCTGCTGGATCAAAAATAGGAGTTGCTTTATTAGTTCCTTGCCAGTTTTTAACTATGTTTTGAGGAAAAATACTTTCGTATTGAGCTTTTGTAGCTTGTAATGGTATTAAGCAGGTCAAAGGATCAACAGAAAGTTGTTGAGGGGAAGTTAAGCAAAAATTCGTCTCTGGATTAAAATCAATATAAACGTAAGGTCGTTTTGGAGTACCTGTTGTTACGTTATTATTTGTAGGTAATGCTTTATCGGGTGAATCGTAAATTAAGCACATGTTGTTTAAAAAAGCAAGCAAGTATCCAAATGAAATATACGTAGGAGAATATAATTGACTAGTAGTTCCGTCTTCTCCTCCCTGTCCATATGCAAATGCAAATGCATTACACAATTTAGTAAAGTCTACTTTAGGAATAGTGTCATACAAAGACGGATCAATCATTAAACTACTATTAAACCCTCTTGATGCATATGCAACTAAAAAATCTTTTTCTTGGAGATTTAAAATTGATGCAGGTATATTATTATTGTCTAAAACCCCGTTCATTATCCCGTCTTGAAAAAACTTTTTAGTTAACTCTAAAATAGAGACTGTAATTCCTTGATTAGTTGATTTAGCTATTTTAAGCTGTGCTTCTGCCTGTACGACAGTTAGCATCGCCTGTAATGCTGATGCAAATCCTTCAGCAGCTTCATCTTGTGGTGCAGTAGCTTGATTAATAGCTCCGTTAGTATCTCCTGCATTAGCAGTCTGAGCTACTGCCGCTGTAACATTACCTATTTGAGTAGCAGCTTCGCCATTTAACAGTAATCCAGTATCGTTGGTTTCAAAAGTAAACCTAATAACAACATCTTGATTTGATTGTACGGTAGCATTTGTTTTTATAGCCACGTCTTTTAATACTACATCGCTCGTACCTTTAATAATAAGTTCTCTACTAGTACCGCTTCCTTTAGGGTTAAAAGTTACATTATTAATTGTTCTAGAATTATTTGCTACATACGTACTAGTATTAAGTCCGTCAAACCAAGTACCTAAAGCATCTACAATTTGACCTTGTGTAGGATAGAATTGCTGTGAATTAGGAGAGATTAAGGAATATCCTATTTTAAAGTAGAATGTTTTATCACCAACACTAGTAGGAAGAGATCGAGTACCGTTTTGTAGTATAAGGTTAAATTGAGCTTCTGTATTATTTGTTAAACGACTAAATTGATTTACTCCGTTAACTGAACTAGCTGTTTGACTGTCAAATATAAACTGTACCGGATATCGGTAGTTTGTATTAGTAGGTTTTTGATAAGGGCTAGTAAGTGCAGCTAAGTAAGCTTTTGCCCAATCATCTAAAGCAGCGGTATTAATAGTAACATTTTTAGAATTATCTGGAATAAAACTAAAAAACTTAAAATTACCGGGGGAGCTTCCTGCGGTCAGGGTTTTGTATAAACCTCCGTACTTAGCTTTTAAGTCACCTATAAAAGTCGGAGTATCTTCTCCTGATTTTCCTACGGGGATATAGTAGAAGTCTGGAGTTAAGGTAGCAGTATCGTTTATAGTCTGTCCGGGCTCAGAAGCTTTATAGTAAGCATTATTAGAAGTAAAGAAAGTATTGTAATTACTATCATAAGTAGAGGATACGGTAGATAACTCCGATAAAGTACTTGGTACAGGGAGAAGTATTTTAGGCTGTCCTTCTGTAGGATTCTTCGCGTTGTTAACTATTTCATTTAGTGCATCTATCTGAGCTTGATAAAACGCGTTTAGAGCGTCTTTATTTTTTTTATACTGCTTTAATAAGCCGTCTGGTAGCTTGTAAGCTTGATTAATCCTCATAGAATCCATTACCGAGCCTAGTCCTACCAACTTAACAGTACAGTCAAAACCTCCATCTTGGTTCATAGACCAGTTAAAGTTAGAAACTATACCTAACATCCCGTCGTAATTACCGAAAGTATTTCTTGATCTTTTTGCAATATCTTGCTGTATCTGTTCTTTTCTTTTTCCCTCTATGAACGGATCGTCAATTCCAAATGCATTACGTTGAAAATTTCCATCGTTCTCAAAATACTGTGTATGCCCCCATTCAAGTAGCATAGAATAACCTAGTCTAAAGTACAAAGCTTCTATTACGTTAAGTTGGTTCATATTCCAAACTTTAAACTGAATATTTGCTTGTCTTAGAGAACCTAAACGTCCTGTAGTTTCTATTGTTACTCCTGTTAATCCTGGTAACGGTCTATACCCTAATTCTTGTGTACCTCCTAGTCCGTATGCACCATCAGGTCCGATACCGGCTCTTAAATTAATCCCGTTTCCATTCTGTATAGAAGTACCTGCTTCGAGGATCCAGTTCTTTGCTAAGGAATCTGGAGCATTATAAGGTAATGTAGAATTTAAATTGAAGCGTCCGTAGTAAGTTTGATAATCTTTATCTGATAATTTAAGTATATTAGAGGTTGGCTGTAATTGAATATTTACAGAAGATACAAGACGTGCCCATCCTGCTTTATTAGCTAAAAATAAAACATCTTCGTTTGATCTATTAACTGTACTATTTTGTGCAGCTCTTTGATAGAGCTGTAATAGTACATAACTGCTAAACGGAGAACCTATAACATTAGATAACTTTACGTTACTATTAATATCCATTATTTACTAAATTATAATTACTTAGAATTGACTGTATATTGGTTGGAATTCTTAGTTGAATACCGATAGGAGGGTATATAGAATCGCCCGGTAATGCGTTTGCTGAGGCAATAACCCACCATAGACTTGAGTCTTGGTAGAAATCAAGAGCTATTAAATCTAATCTATCCTCTACAGTTGTAATAACGTAATAGTCGTTATTGGTTGGCTGTATTTCAGGGTATGTATTAGTTTCATAATAGGTACTTCCTGTTACGTTTAACTTAGTAGTCGGTATATTTTGATATCTTGATTGCATAGGGTACTATAATTAAGCGTAAAACTGATCTGTTGAGGTTGTACTAGGATTACTTATAAGAGTTTCTTGCTCTGCTGTAAGTAGAGCGTCTGGTATAAGTGGATCTATTAAAGTCGGATCTAGGTAACGATCTTTATTTGCTATTAATGGTACAAATGGATTAGTATAATCTTGCTTTCTTGGTAGTATGTCCATAATAGGTTTAAAGCTACACTGCACTGTAACCATATGCGGCAATTGTCTTACGTCTCTTTCGTCGAATTCTTGTAATGCAATCTCCCAAGGTGTATTACTGTTATCAATAGTTACATTTACATTATCTAAAAATCCCGGCATTCTATAAATATAATCTCCTATTGTCAATTTAACAACATTTCCACGCATTAAGTTATATTCGGGAGAGTAATCTGGATATACTTGAGAGATAAGTTGATTTAGTCTTTGGTACATCGGTTGCATTTCTTGTCTACTCTGTGCGTACATTTTAAAACTGAAGCTAATACTTCTCTCAAATCCTTGATAAGTTCTAAAGGTTTCGCCTCTACCTAAATACTTAAAGGTATTATACTCTGCAGTATTCGAATCGCTGATTTGTCCTTCTAAGAAAGCTCTAAAAATTAAAGCTACAGAAAAAGCAGGGTTATTGTTATCAATACACTCAAAAGCAAACTTAATAATATCTTTACTCTCTTTTTGATCTACAGCCCAAGGATCTGTTTGAGTTGGATCAAAATAAAAAGGGTTTAGTAGGTTTAAAGTATCTTCGCCTACTCTAGTACCATAGTCAGTATAATTTATTCTAGAATTAGGCGCTCCTGGACTACCGACTTTTAATCTATTAACCAAACTATTTAAGTTATAATCTGATCTAGGGGACCCTAACGGAAGACTATCTCTAAAATCTCTAATTTTAGCTTGAACAGGAGAGTTTCCTGCTTCCCTAGTGTTCTGTTCGGCAATTTGTTGGTATGTAAATGCTATAGTAGAGTAAGGTTGCCCTATCTTTCCATTAGACATGAATAGAGGATCAGGATTGACTTGGCTTAACCTAGTAATATCTGTGTTTGTTGCTCTAAAAATTCTCGTAAAGCCGATTCCGTAATTTGAGCCAGGACCTCCTGGGTAATTAAATAACTGATTCTGTATTGTGGAGATACCTAGTCTATCTACTAACGTAGGATCGATTCCGATACCGTTTACTGTATCTGAATTTATAAGAAAATTTGTATTTCCAATTAATTTTAAAGCTCGTAAGATAGCTAGTCTGTTAGTAACTTCTGTATTATTTTCAGGATTACCTGCAACGTACTGGTAGGTCTGTCTAACTGATTCGTACAGATTAGGATTTACTCCGTGTCTATTAAAATGCGCGCCTGTTCCTTGAACCCCTACTTGTGCAAGAGTATTATTAGGATTATAAACCTGCGTTACAGGTATTACGGCATTTCTCAAAGAAAAGCCTGTAAATTGTAAAGAGTTAGGTACTTGAGTTCTAGGATTACTTAACTGTAATCCTCTTTGTTTTTCAATAAAAGCAGTACCGCGTGGTGAAGAGTTAAAAAACTTCTTAATACGGTCAGCATCAATAATAGCAGCTTGTGTTGTATAGCTTCCATTTACTAGAGAGCTTATCGCTCCCCCTCTTATTGGAAAATCTAAACTAGTTCTATTAAGCTCATAAAAGTTCTTAATATCCGTAGGGGTATTAGCATCTTCAATAGGATTCTGAATGAATGGCTGACCGCTATCACCGCCTCCTGGTTGATCTAGTCCAAATCTCAGGTTAGTAAAGTTTGTCTTAAAGTTAATTAATGGCATCTTAAGATTTATTAGAAGCTTTTAAATAATCTAAGTAGGTAGGTTGCGGTTTTGCGCCGTAAGTAACATCTATTGGATTTTGACTTACAGGAATTACAGAAGAAGCTAATGGAACAGAAGAGCCTCTTACAACAGTTGTTACATTTTGAGGAGTTCCTTCAAACTGCCCTGTAGTGTTAGTTCTACCTTGCTTACTTAGCTGTGAGTTTTTTATTTGATTTAATACTGACATGTTTTATCTTGTATTTTGACCGTAAACGTTTGGATTATACTTCGAAGCAGATTTAGCTATAACTTCTCCGTCTACTGTAGTGTATACAACGAGTTCTATAGGTTGATTACTGCTTTGGTTACTGTTATATGTACCGGCAACATTACTACCTTGCTGCTTCGATCCTTTTTCAACATTACCGCTAATAGAACCAGCAGGAGTACCGCCTAGAGAATCTGTAGAAGATCTAATACTTCCTGCTAATCCGCCAGCACCAGATCTAACTTGAGCGGCCATTCCTGACCACTTTTCTTTATCAGTAAAAGGTAAACTCCCTACTCCGTCAAGCATCATAGCTATGATTTCACCAATCATATTAATTGTACTTGCAAGCTTATCAGCCATTCCTTTAATAAAGTTATTAATTTTTACTGGATCAGTAATAAATTCAAATAGACCTGAATTTCTTAGGAAATCTACAAAGGTCTTTTTAATTCTTTCCATTACTTCAGATAACTTCTCTGCTGTACTTACTTGTGTGTAGGTATTATAGGCATCTTTACCTATCATAGCACTAATTTGCTCTTGTGTCTTACCTTGCTTTTCTAATAACTCTATTTTTTTATTAAAAGTAGTTACGTCTGTAGCACCTAGCTTAGAGTATAATGTCTGTTTCTTTAGAATATCTGCAAGACTATCTCTTGATAAACCAACAGACTGTGCAATTGCCTCTTGTTGAATCCTATTCATCTTCAAGTAGGTATTTGCATCACCTATATTCTTAGTTATCTCCGATGCAAGCTTTGCATTATCGTTATTTAGAGCAGCCTCTCTTGCAGCTGTAAGGTTCATATCTTTACCTGTCAAGACTTGTGCTTCCATCTCTTTAGAAATACTTCCTTCAAAGTCTAAAAAACTTTCTGCTGTACTGTCTAGCTGCTTTAATTCAAATCCAAGTGTTTTTACTGATAGTAGAGCTTTAGTAAGCTTTTCTGGATACTTAGCAAATGTTAGTCCCATTACGCCACTCATCTTTGAAGCCTCTCCTATAATATCATTGAACTTAAAACTAGTTCCTACTAATTTATTAAATGCACCTACTGTGCCTATTACGCTCTGTGTTAGCTTAGTTGCATTTCTACCCGTTACAATAGATGATTCAGCAATCTGCTGTCTTGATTCTGCTTCTAACCCTAGAATATCTCTTAACTTAACGTCGTTTACTAGTATATCAGCACTTAACTGTTTATTTGTACCTAATTGCTTACTAATCTCGACTTGAGACTGTAACATTCTTGTAGAGTTAACTACTATGTTATCACTAGCTGCTGCAATACCGTCGAATTGCTTTCTCATATCATCAGCTGCTTCAGCTGAGATATTTAAAGCTCTACCTACTCTAAAATTTGCTTGTTCTATACCTAAAACGGCATCAAGCATTGCTTTAAAACCATCTACTAATCCTCCTAGAATACCTCCTACAAGCGGAATTGTCTTTAACATGCTACTTAAACCGCCTAAAATACTAGTTGCACCGGATGCGCTAGCTTTACCGCCGCCCATTCCGTAATCTTGACCAGTAAGTAGGTTAGCTGCTCCTGCTAAAGAAGCTGTTAATCCCGCTTTCATTTGATTACCTAATTCTTTTATCGGGCCCATAGCTGCTTTAGCGCCTGCAACTAGGCCGCCCAATGCTCCTGATAAACCTTGTCCTAGTTTACTTTCTTTAAAAGAGTCTATTAAGCCTTTATTCGAAGCAGTTCCTGGTCCTGTATTTGTACCGCCGCCTACTTTCGCACGTGCTACATCTATTGATCTTTGCTTTGCTTCTTTTGTTCTAAATAGGTCAGTTATCTTTGCTCCAATACCCCTTTCTTTATTAATATCTTTAATCAACTGCTTTTCAGCCTGTAATGCGATTTTCTTGTTTCTAGCTTCTAAAGACAAAGCCATTAGAGCACCACCGGCGGTCTTTTTTAGCGATTCTTGCTTAGCTTTTTCTGCTGCTAAGTCTCTCATAGCCATAGCTATACCTCGTCTATTACCCCTTTCCTTAGCATCTTGTAAGTCTATCTCGATCTGCTTAATAGCGGTGGTGGTATCTTTAAACTCAACAGCTTTTCTTAATTCTTCTCGACTTAGCTTATTTATTTGCTCTTTAATATCAAGCTCTTCTTTTGCAGCTTTATTAGCCTGCATTTTTAAGCTCAAGATATTACTCAAACTAGTAGCTTGCTCATCAATAGCGCCGGTCTGCTGCCTTGCATTTTCTAAATCTTGAGTATCTTGTGGATTATTACGTGTAGCCATACTAAATCAACTATTATACAAATAAATAGCTATTTACTTCCTTTTTACCTTAGATGTATAGGTGGGAGTATCGTTTGGAGCTTTAATACCAGGCTTAGTGACTAAGGGCTTATTAGCGGTTACCATTTGTTGGTCGCTTCGGATTTCTTGAAGCTTTTCTAGGTGCTCATTAATGAACTGTATATTAAGTCTTCTTTCGCGAATAGGCATTTGCATGACTTCAGACCATGAAAAACCGCCGCCGCCATGGTAAGTAAGTTCAAAAACCTCTTTTTTATAGATTTGTCTGTACTCAGGTCCCGGGAAAAAAAAATTCCGCCGTTAACGGCAAACTTTGTGTGATTTCTTTACCGTTTGATAAGGTAAAATTGATTGTAAGATCGATATCTGGTGATATACTTGTAATATAGGATCGTAATGGATTAGAATCTTTAGCGATTAAGAAGTTGTCTACAAAATCTCGAACGTCTTTGGGTTCGTAGTTACCATTAACTGATAGGATTTGATGCTTTAGACGAGAAGTAATTTCACCTACTGCAATATTAGCTTTCTTTAAGCCTTTTGCTTCAGCTTCAATTGCTTTCTCATCACCTACAGTTAGTAATTTAAACGTTATAGTGTTTTTAGAATGCGGTAAAACAAAAGTAAACTCGTTTTTATTGTTATATAGAGAATAGTCTACTTCCTTATTCTTTAAATTGTTTAAATCAATGCTAACGGTTTCTTTAGTTTCTGACTCTGAATCATAATACTCAAAGCTATAAGCAGAACCGTAAGCTAAGATACGTGATGCAATTAATAGAGAGTTTCTATCTCCTAATGATAAATCTTCGTACTTAATAGGGGATTTAATAATAGACTGTAGCATTTTTTCAATTGCTATACCCTGTCTTAGTAAGTTAATGTTTGTAAGGATATCTTCCTCTCTCGCTGTCATGTACTTCATTTCGATAGTACCAGACGATAAAGGATTAGTAATGTCGTAGATTTTACCTTGAGAAGGTAATTCAATTATCTCTGTAGGAAGCGTAAACTTTTCTGCCATAATCTTAATTTGTTATATATTGATAAATATATAGAGTTTAAATTTTTCTTATAAATTTTCTTAATAAATCTAAGCCAATTCCTACCGTATCACTTATAATAGACACATAAACAAGCATCATAACTGTATAAAATACAGCGGAATATGTAAAATACGTAGAAAATCCTGTCCAAGTGCCGTCTGTAAGGATTGCATGTATTAGCTCAAAAGTAAATGCAGTTACTCCTGCACATACTATTATACCTAATATAATGAATAGTATTCCTCCTATGAATACTAACGGTATCCAGAAGATTCTTACGAGAATCCCTAAGCAAACTAAGAGGAAAGTATATAATAAGAACGTTGTCATAACTTTTATTTTTATATCTAAATATACGTACATTCTCTCAATCTACCAACTTTTTTACATAAAAAAACCGCCAAAAGGCGGCTTTCTTAATATTCTTAATCGATTAGTAGTTAAGGATACAATAATCCATTCCTATACCTAATTCAATTGTGATAGCATCTTGGTTAGACCAATCGTAAGAACCGAAGTTTGATGTCTTAACGAAAGCTCCTTTGATAATCCACTCTGATACTACATCACCTACTGGGCCTAAAATTGATAAGTTTAAATCTTTCTTGTAGAAGTCAGAATAACCATCACGGCCAGTTACTGATTCATGTGATAAACGAATCCACTCCATTACGGCTTGTTGACCAGAAGGAGAGATTGGGTTATATAAGTTCAAAGTCATATCTTGCCACTCAGCCTTACC